GTTCTAATTTTTTTTGAAAAAATTAAGATTACACAAGGGTTTTGTGTAAAAAAAGAGCAATTTCGCAATCCCTCCTTGATAAACCTATATTAATTCCATTTACACGCCTTATGTTACTGATTGTTTCAATGTCTTTTCATTGCTATTTGGAATGATTGTAAACTATTTCAAGAAACAATTGATGACATTGTGTACATGGTATATCCCCTTATGCACAGGGTTGAATGTACAGTTTTTAAATGTAGTTAGCTTTGCCAACTTATCTCTATCTTCTTATCGTCATTGCCTGTGATGGAAAGAGTTTGGTTTTGTTTCTCCGTGCCGTAAAATTTAGGAGCAAGTTTACCTGCCTTCCACTGCATATTTTTAGAATAAATCTCCAATAATTTAACCTCACTCATGCTGATCTTGTGCTTGTCCAAAGCATTCTCAATCCTCTTGTCCAAGTCTCCCATGATGTATTCGATGCCGAGTTCCTTTGCTCGGACATAGGCATCCTTTAGTTGCTCATTCTTTAGAATCCAGTTGCGCCAACACGCCCAAGTGATTCCACACTCCTTTACTGCATCCCTTATCGAGATGCCACGAGAGAGCTTGTCAATGATGTCCTTGACTAGAGTCTTGGTGTATTTGGTCGGTCTGCCTTTTTTAATTGGGATGAGTTGTTGTTCAGGCATTAGTGTATCGTTACCTTTACTTCTTCGGCTTTGATGTCCTCGTATTGAGGTAAGCTCTTGAATGCGTGTGCAAAGTCAATGGCTTCCTGTTCCGAATTGAAGTTCGCAAACCTAATGATGATTTCTGGCTGTTTTGTTTCAGGATTGGCTACCATAAACATACTACAAAACAGATCGTCTACTAAAAGTTTCATTGAGCAGGTATCTGATGTCCTCTGTTGTAAGATAGTGTTTATGTCGGCTTATGTCTGTATAGATTTCCTTTGCTTGGTTTGGCTGCCAACCTGCATAAGAGCAGACCTGGTCGAAGTCCTTGCTTCCTATCCAGTCCTTTGCTTCCTTATGGAATCTTTTGTTGGATCGGCTTAACCAAAGAAATTTATTTAAAGCGTCTATGAATCCTTGAACCAAAACTGCTATAAAGAGTTTTTGTTCTGGCATAAAAATAAAAAAACCATCTCAAAGGATGGCTATAGAAGTTGTCGTAATTATATTGATTGTATATATTTATAATGGATTACAATCGGTTTGTTAATATGTACAAGAATAGAACATTAAAAAAAAAACTACATATCAAAATACAAAATTAATTTATCGAGTGCATCACGAAACTCACCCATTCTTTCACGAGCAGGTTTATTGGCAACAATAACTTTCCATAGAATATCCCAAACTGGTCTAGTCTTGAAAGTTCCGATTTCCTTGATGACAATATGAAACTCCGAGTGTGCGTCTATGTTGCGATGAATGAACTCATCCTTTGTTCCACCGATGTATTCTTCCAGTCTGGCTGTAATCTTTTGGTTTAGTCCTGCCCTGTGGCATATCTTTTCAAACCGAGTTCCTGCCCAGTATCTCCTGCTGTTAATATCCCTGTCCTTCAGGTCAAGCAAGTTCCTATAGTAGTAGTTTTCCAAGATAGAATTGTAGAGCTTTTCTAAATGCCGGTCTGTACCATAAAAAGCCAACCTGAACTTTTCTCCATCAACCTTCCTGACCAGAGTTCTGTTCTTGTCATCAAGAACTAGCTCTTGACCACCCAAGTCAATTGTATTTGGGAGAGAGTTTTTCTTTTTATTTTTTTTGGGCATTTTTTTTTAAATGGAAATGCCTAGTTCTTCTGCCCTGTCCTTGCTTAAATCATTATTGCTTACAGCTTCCCTTACTTCCTGCTCGTATTTTTGTGCGTAGTTCTTTAAAAATGGCGTAATTTTGTCCGACATGAACATATTTAATCTTGCAGGACTATTATCTGTTCCAATTGGAGCTGACATATCTGGCTTTTGATCGAGGTATGCTTCGGAATTGAGCCACGAGGAAGGATGCTTGGAAAAGTCCTTTTTATCTGCAAAATGGATGTTGTAGAGTCTGCCTAACTCTTCTGGCTTTTGCACCCAATCATCAGGCAAATTAACCCACGCTTTTTTTGCATCTCCCACCTGGATCTTGTTCTTGTTCAACTCCCAGAATGCAGCAAATAGTTCTGCCTTCTTATTTATACTTACCTTATCTATATTTATATCTATATCTACATCTAGCTTGTGGTCTTCTTGTACCCCCTTTTGTTGTAACAAAACTTCTTTTTTATCTCCCTTTCCAAGCCTAGCATTTCTTCTTTTAACCTTTAGTTCCACACCCTTGCTGTGCTGCTCTTCCTGAAAAAGCTGAATATACCTGCCTTTTTCCTCATCAATCTGATATTTTTTGTTTAAAATAATATGAATATCTTTTTTATATTCCTCAATTATTTCTGGATCTTCGGTGAACGGCAATATCAATTGGTAGATTTCTCTTATATCCTGTGGCAACCCCTTGCCATCAGATGAACAAATCATGTCAATATAATGTCCTTTTTGCTGTGGAGTTAAATCCCTTGTTCCAGTCAGCCACTTATCCTTCCAAAACCAAATAGCTTCCATTTTTTCTTTATTCATATAACCTCCCTATGACTTGTCCGATGTAGTATGGTATTTGTGGGCAAATTGCGTTTCCGAGTCCTTTAATTCTGTTTGATCTATCTTTGTCCAATCCATAGGAAATCCCATCAATCTCTCCACGAAGTTTGGATTCAGTCTCCCACCAGTTTTCTTGGCATTCTGAATTGATACTAATTCGTTGATATTTCCCGCCCTGTTTCTCTTGATTGCCACTTTCTTGTGTGTTTCTAATTTCATCTCTGACCTCATTCCATCTGACGCTAGTGGAGTTGGATACATTTGAGCTAATGTTTTTCCTCTCTCTCTCAATCCAGCTTCTATCATCACTTCTTCTTCTAAAACTTTCCCCCCTTTTCTGTTCGGTCTGCTTCCCCCACCTGTTCTCGGAGTCGGATACATTGGAGTTCGCAATAATCCAGATTCTTTGTCTTTGGTGTTTTGCACCGATGCTCGAAGCTGAAATATTAAAGCACCTTGTGGAGTAGTTTGCACTTTCCAAGTCCTCAAGTATGGTGTCGAGATAGAGTTTAACGATTCCATTAACATTTTCTCCAATAAAAAAAGCAGGTCTGGACTCTTTGATAACTCTAAAAGTTTCTTTCCAGAGATTTCGGTCATCTTTCTCTGATTTTCTTTTTCCTGCGATGCTGAATGGTTGGCAAGGAAATCCTGCTGTGATGATGTTAGGTCGGAGTCCTTCGTCATTTGGCTTGAACTCCTTGATGTCGTTGTAAATAGGAACACCAGGAAAATTTTTCTTTAAAACTTTCTGGCAAAAAGAATCTATCTCGCAAAATCCTATGGTCTTGAAATAACCTGTTGATTGCAAACCAAGTGCAAAACCACCTATTCCAGAGCAGAGATCCAAATGCTTCAGGCACACGATATGTCCTTCAGAATGACAAGTGATCTGGCACAGTAAGGTTTTCTGGCGAGATATTGCTTATAGACCAGAATATCTATGTGATGATGCACTATGCTGTTTGACTTGTAGTTCAAACCCTCTTTCATTTCCTTGATTGTTGGGATTTGCCCATGTTCTGCCTTAAAATCAATGATGAATTTCAATACCCTTATTTGTTTTTTTGATAGAGATTCCCTAAATTCCTTCATTTCGTTGCATAATCTACAAAAGATTTTCATTGCATAAGAACAAATATAGAATTAATTTTATTTTGTCGACATATATTATGTATTGACGAAATTCAATTTATTAACTACTAATCCACATATAATCATGTTAGTTTGCTCCTAATTTGATTGGTAGGGAGTTGGTTGTCTCGATTTGTTCATAAATCTAAATCCGTGTACTGACTCCCTACACTTGAAAGGAAAACACAGATGATAAAACAAAATTTTATTTTAGTTCAATCGGATGAAATATCTTATGCTGAAAAAAAATTCTGGCATCGAGTGGAAGTGTTAAAAAAAGTATTAAGAGAAGCTATCCACCAAGACATGAAAATAATGTGGAAGTGGAAATTAATTTCATTAATGAAAGAATGTGAGTTTAGCAAATGAATAAAGAATTTATAATCGGAGTTTTACTGATGTTTCTTTGGTCTTGCATAATGGTTTATTCTGTCATTATGCAGTTTGAACTTCCAGTATAACGAATGGTAACCCTTACAAATAAAAGAGGTTTACCTAAAAGCATCGTCTCTGCCATTGAGCTGTATTCCTCCAAGTACCATAGAGGCGATGCTGATATTTCCATGACGCAACTAATAGACGCACCAAAAATAAAAATACTCAAGGAAGAATACGCTGACAAACTGGAAGAGGATGTATCGGAAGTCATATGGCGAGTGTTCGGCAATGCCGTTCACAAGCTGTTTGAAGATTCCGACAAGGATAAGAACACAATCCTGGAGAAAAGATTTTTTGGAAAATGCAATGGATGGACTGTCTCTGGAGCTATCGACAAGCTGAAGGTCATAATGGAATTGGTGGAAGGCAAATGGGAAGCTGAACAACAGCTCTTGCCCATTAAAAAGGCAACCATCTATGACTACAAATGCGTTTCCACATGGCAGATATTTAAAAATACCTATCACCCCAAAGGTTACAAGGATGAATGGGAAAACCAGTTGAACGGCTATGCTTGGCTGCTACGGCAAAACGGATATGTTGTTGAGGGAGCAAGAATAATTGCATTGGCAAGGGATTGGCAAAAATCAAAGGCGTGGTTTGAAAGTGAAAAGGAAGGATATGATCCTGACATTGATTATCCTGATGTGCAGATCAAGGTCATTGCTATTCGGCTGTGGTCAAATGAAAAGCAGGATGAATACATGAGGTCAAGAGTGGAGACGCATCAACAGGCAGATCAACTGTTCCACACCCAGAAGATTCAGGTTGATTGCACCGACAAGGAAATATGGAAAGATCCATCAAAGTTTGCCGTATTGAGAAAAGGTAGAAAAAGGGCGTTGAAACTTTTTGATGACAAGGAGGATGCACAGGATCACGCAAAGAATTTTAAAGATACATCAATTGAGATAAGACCATCTGTGGCTCGGAGATGCGCTTCGTACTGCAATGTAGTCAATTTTTGTGAACA